TGCTTGCAGAGCCGCGCGCGCTCGTTCTGGTCGTCGATCGAGTTGATCGGATCCTGCCCCAGGGCCAGCAGCGCGGCGCTGCAGATCTCCGTTTTCGATGCGTACATGGGTCCTCCGGGAGAGGGGGCCTTGCGGCCCCCCCCGGGGTAATGAGGCGACTTGGTCCCGTAGACGGTGAAGGTCCGATCGGCGGCCTGGGCGGTCCCAGCGACGACCCGAACGTATCGCCATGCCGCGAAGTTGCCAGGGAATTCGACCACCTTTGCCGCCGTTCCCGCGGCGGAAATCGCCGCGATCACGTTCGTCCCGTTGTTGTAAGCCATGTGGGTGTAGTAGGTCAGGTTGTCCGCGCTCACTTCCACGGCGATCGTTGAGGAAGTGATCGTGGGGCAGGCCACGGAGATGGACGTGATCCCCCTTGGCAGCCGGATCCCGGCCGAGTGCGTGTTGTCGGTCACTACCCCGCCGGTCATCAGCGAGGTCTGGACCATGTCCGGTTCGCCCGCCTGGGCGATTCCGGTGAAGCATACCAGGGCGGCGAAAGCGAGAAGCACCACCATGAATTTCCGCATAGCGTTTTCCTCCCGGAAATGGAAAAGGGCCGCCCGAAGGCGGCCCAGTCAGGGGTTAGACGTATTCGATGTAACCCTCGTACGTCCCGCCGGCCACGAGCACGTCCACGGCCGTGGTGGCGAAGATCTCCTCTTCCTCGGTCGTGATCGTCCCTTCGCCGAGCGCGACCGTGTTGGCGAACGCGGTCTTGTTCAGGGACGCCACGTCGAGGCCGGACGCATACTTCGCCGGGGTCCCCGCGGTGCCGATGCTGATCGTGACGCCCGCGCCGGAGAAGGTCGCGTCGTTGCCCCACCGGGAGGGCTGGACCTTCGCCCCCTTGGGGATCTTGCAGAGCGAGATCGTGGTGCCGACCGCCACGTCGGCCCCGGCCACCGTCCCGGAGAAGAAGATCCGCTTGACGATGGCGTGGGTGTCCTTGACGTTCGGGACGGCCGGGACGGCGTCTTCGTTGGTGCGCTGAACGCTTTTCAAAGCTCCGATTCCCATGTGAAAACCTCCTTCAGGTCAGGGGTTTGGGGTTTACTCCACGCAGTCGACCGCGATCACCTTCTCGTCCTCGACCCGGCAGGCACCGGCGTCGATCGTGATGCCGATCTGCTTTACGTTCGAGAGGTCGGGCCGCTCGTTGATCTTCACTTCCATGCTCTGGCCCAGGAAGAAGCCCACGCCGCTCTTCGCCCAGGTGATGTTGCGCCGGATCCCGGCGCCCGCCGGGACCGTCAGCCGCTGGATCGGGACCCAGTTGAACCCGCCGAAGTAGATCACCTTCCCGTCGACGAGAGCCTTGTTGTTGTAGTCGTTGGACTTGATCTCGTTGATGTTCAGGAGATCGGTCCGCTGCTTGGCGCCGTACGCCCAATACTTCGGCTCGTCGTCGGGAAGGTCCATCGACTCGTACAGCTCGCCCACTTCGAGGATCTTGTCGAGGGTGAGGCCCGTCCCGCCGGCCGCGACGAGCGCGTTCCCGCCGGCGTTGAACAGGACGGGCGTGGAGCCGTCCTCGCCCTCGTACGCGGTGCCGAGCATCGCGGCGATGATGATGTCGTCGATCTGCCGCTCGCAGGCCATCACGCCGTTGGTCTGGTACGAGGAGGTGGGGTCGGAACCGATCCGGTGCTGATCGATCGGGTCGACCGTCATGAAGAGGTCGTACAGGTTCATCGTTCCGGACCGGCGGTTGTGGACCTGGTCCGTGAGGACGGTGGGCTGGTTCCGAACGGTCCTCTTCGTCATCGAGGTCGCGGCCAGGAGGTCGAAGAACACCCGCTTGCCGACGAGCTTCCCGTCGTCGCGCACGGACGCGCGCAGTTTGGACCGGCGCTGCTGGACGGCGAGAAGAACGCCCTCCTTGTAAGACTGGATCTGCCAATTGGTGATTTCGCCTGCCATCGGTACATCCTCCTTCCGAAGTGGGTGGTGCGTTCACTACCTTCGGCCTGGGAGGTTGCCCGCAAAGCAGCGGACCTGCCCGGGGCCTTGACATCAGGCCCGGACCCATGCAGGGTTGCCCGGAAAAAAGGGTGAGGGGGTTTGCGCGTGAAACCCCCTCTGGAAACCGCCGCGGACCCTCTCGGGTTCCCCGCGGGACTGTCCTGCTAAACGCCCTGCTGCGCCCCGGGGAACCGAAGCTGCTGCAGCTTGTTCACCTTCGCTACGATCTCGGCGTGTTCCGGCTTGCTCTTGTCGAAATACGCGGGATCCTTCATGAGCTTGTCCACCTCGGCCTTCGCGGCGTCGGCCGTCGTGATGCCGTCCACCTCGGAAACGATGTATCCGCTCTCCTGCTTGACATACCCGTCCGAGTAGAGAAGCTCGAGGATCACCGGGTGGTTGCCGAGCAGCGTCCCGTCCGCCAGCTTCAGCGAATTGAACGCCTGGACGATCTCCGGCGGGTGGTAGTTGATGGCCGATTTCGCCAGGGCGACCCGTTTGTCGTACTGATCGCCCCACTTGCCCTGAAGAGCGACCTGGGCCTTCGCGCGATCGCCGCGCGCGCGCTCGTGATCCTGTACGGCGCCGTTGGCCACGGTCTTGAGAAACGTTTCGACCTGCTTCCCGTTTAGACCCGCCTCGAATGCCGCGTTGATGACCATCGATTCGACTTCCGGGTTGACCGTGATCCCCTCGGGCAGCTTCGGCCGCTCGAACTTGTACTCCCGGGGCGATGCCGGCCGGCCGAGCTTGCCGAAGAACGCGGTCCACTCTTCGGGCTTGGCGTCGTCTTTCGGGACCCGCACCGAGGATCCCTGGAACGATTCAAGCTCCGCGTGGCTCTTTACGAAGGCCGTCTGGTCCTTGAACTTATCGAGGACCTTCAGCGCCTTTTCGTCCCCCGAGATCCCGGGGAACACGGTGTGCCGCCAGTCGGTCGGCGGGTACGGGTTCGCGGCCGGGGGGGCCGGTGGGGCGCCAGGAGGCGGAGCAGGCGGCGTTCCCGGGGGTGTCCCGGGGGGCGGCGCCGGAGGCGCCCCTGGGGGCGGTGTGGCCGGCGGTGCGGGCGGTGGTGCGGGGGGTTCAGGCATTCGTCCCTCCTTCCGGACCCCTCGAGGGGGTTGCCCGGTTGATGGATGCTATGTTTCCGCCTCCTGCTGCGGTTCCTTCTGAAGATCCGATTCCTCGGCGAGGATCGTCAGGATCCGGAGGATGACGGCGCGCTCTCCTTCGAATACGTGCGTGGCGTACGGATCGCCAGGGACGAACGACGTCCGGTCGTAAAAAGCCACGCGGAGATCGTTCAATACTCTCCGGCCGGCGTCGCTTGCGAACACGGTGACGTACGCCCGCCGGGTTTCCTTGATCAGCGCGGCCTCGGCGGCGGTTCGGGCCTGCTTCTCCTGGCGGTCGATCTCGGCCTGCAGCCTGGGATCCACTACATCATCCCTTCGCCGGCCATTTCAGGGATCGCCTGGGGGCGCTGGATCCCCGGTTTGCCCTCAGAGAGCGCCTTGATGTACGGCGCCTTGTCCTTCATCTCCTGCGCGCCGGCCAGCCGGTCGTCGATCGCCTTCTGCTTCTCCTGCTCCGCCTGGCGCCCGCCCCGAAGCTCTCCGACCTGGTCCTTCGACCGCATCACCTTCGACGGGACGCCGGTCACCTCGGCGGAGTGCCAGCCGGCTTCGTCCATGTCCATCACATCGAGCAGGGACATATCCTGGAGTTCGACCGCCATCTTCACCCGCCAGTCCGTCCACCGTTCGATCGCCATCGTGTCGCTGGATCGCTGCGCCCGGGCAAGCGGACCCTGGTATTCGATATCGATCGTGCCGTCGCCCTGCTGCATCACCTGGAGAAGCTCCCGGGGCGGAGGCGCCAGTCGCTTTGCGCGCATCATGATCCCGAACACCCGCTCGATCGTCGGGTTGAATAGCTCCTGCTCGAGGCGCCCCAGGGTCGGCCCGAGGGCCTGCTGCATACGCTCGTGTCGGATCATCACCTCGCGCGCGGTCATCTGCTGGCCGTCCTCGGGGAGGTTCAGGAGGTCGGAGAAGAAGATCCGGTGGATCTGCCGCTGCATCGGGTCCTCGAGCAGTTCCGCGTTCCGTATGTTGGCGCCGGTCATCAGGGGCTGCAGCGGGGGGTTCATCTGCCCGGGGATCGACGGGGCAACCGTGTTGATCGCGGCCGGCCGCAGGGACACCTTCCCGATTACGCCCTGCTGCGTGGCGAGAAGCGGCGGGCGGATCGAGAGGATCCCGGCCATCAGCTTCTGCTCGGTCGTTGCGTTGAGGGTCTTGGCGAACGGCAGCGCCGTATGCCCCGGGCCGCGGCCGTACGTCTCGCCGCTGGACTTCGTCCACCGGGCCACCGGGATCGGCCACTCCTGGTATCCGCTCTCCTCGAGGATGACGCTGGATTCCCATTCGAAATAGAGCGAGGCGAACGCCATGTCCTCGGCCAGCGTCCCGCGGCCGGTCCGCCCGTACTCCCGCGGGTGGATGCAGTGCGCGATCTCGAACCGCTGGTCCTTCTCGGAGGACGCCGCGATGCGGGCGACCGTGGGGCTTGCCCGGCCCGGCCACTTGTCGACGATCTGCGCGGCGCTCAGTTTGACCTTCCGGTAGACCGCGTTGACCCGGCGGTTCCCATCCTCCACGATGCAGAATTCTCCGGCGAACTGTGCCCCGAATTGGAGGCCGCCCGTCGTCCGGTCGGTATCGATCAGGAGCGCGCTCGTGCCGAACCCGCCGAGGTCCAGATAATTCTCGTGGATCTCGGAATAGAAGTTCGATTGCGCCAGGGCGTAATACATCCGCTCGGTCGATTCGTCGAGCCAGTCGGCGACGACCTTGATGTCGTTGAGTTCGTCCTTCCGGCACTTCAGGGCAAACCACCGGGTGGCCTTGTTGGAGAGCGTCCCGGCCATCGCCGCGGCGAGCAGCTCGTTGGCGTGGACCGCCGTAGAGTCAAAGATCATCTCCGTCATCTTCTGGCCGGGGGCGAAGCGGTCGGCGAGGTTCGCTTTACGGGGGGTGATGTAGTCGGCGAGTTCCATCATGAGCAGCAGGGTCGGCCAGCGGGCGGACTCGAGGCGGGAGATCCGGTCCTTCTTCTTCGCGATCTCGATGGACGTTACGCGCCCCATGTCACTCCCCCAGGAGGGTCTTGCCGCCGGTGGCCGCCGCCCCGGTGGTTTGCCCGGGGCCGGTCAGGATGGTCGACTGATACCCCCGGCGACGCTTCGCCCGGGTACGCTCGGCGCCCATCCCGGCCTGTTCCTCGTACTCCGCCTGGCGGATCGCTGCGTCGGCCTGCGCCCGCGCGCGGTCCTTCGCCTGCTTCTCGTCCTCTTCCTGGTTGCTCGTTTTCTCGCCGGCCAGGGGCTTGTACACCGACTCCCCGAGGTCGGACACCCAGTCGATCGCGTCGGATATGAATCCCCATCCCATCGTCGCCTCCTACGTTTCCGCCACGGTTTGGAATTCGGCGCCCTGGTGGGCGTCGCCGATCGGGTTGAAGTCCGTCTCCGCCCGGGTCTGCAGGTTCACGCCCCGGAAATCCCGGATCCCCTTCACGCCCATCCGGAACGCCGAGGTCGGATGCTCCGCCCAATTGTGCAGGGGCTGCGCGACGAACGTACGCTTCGCATCGTCGTACACCCGCTGGTAGCTCTTTAAGCCGTTCAGCCCGTTCTTGACCGGACCCTCGTTGAATAGGCTCTTTCCGATCGCGGACCGGACCGCCTGGACATCGTCGGCGTCCAGGCCCTTCAGCGCCCCGGCCTTCGTCGGGACGATCGTGAAGAACGGCTTGCCGCCGTTGAGGTCCGCCATCACCTGGGCGCGCGTCTTGGCCTCCGTCCCCACGCTCCAATCCCTGACCTGGAGGTCGTGGGGGCCGAAGTGCTGCTGGTAGACGTACTTCTCGTTCGACGCCGCCGGGGCGGCCTTCACCACCCGGAAATAGTGCTCGGCGCCCTTGTCGGTGTTGGCGTAGTAATCGATCCAGCGCCACATTCCGTGGTTGAACTGGAAGAACCAGATCGCCGTTTCGTCGTCGACCCCGAGATCCCACGACGTGTACACCGGCAGATCCCGGTCCCAGGGGAACAGGCCGATCCGCTTGTCGGCCGCCGCCGCCCGGAACGCCTCCCCGAAATAGCTGCCAGGCACCGGGGCGTCGAGGTCCACGTAGTATTCCGTGGCGATCTTCTCTTCGCTCATCCCGCGCCGGCGCTCGAACGCGATGTCCTCGGGCGTGATCACGAGGGACCCATCCTCGCCCGGGGCGTCCCGTCGCGTCATCGTGACGTCGAGCTTGCTGACCCACCAGTTCGCCGGGTCGGCGATCGCGTTGTGGTACAGGTCGGAGCCGTGGTTCGCCCCGCGGGGGGTGTACGGGAACCACGCCTTGCCCTTGTTCTGCCGCAGGATCGGGCTGACGTAGTCGAACGCCCGCGGGTCCTGGATGGCGTACTCCGAGAAAACAACGATGCGCGGGTTCGCGCTCATCAGCCGGTCGATGTTCTTCCCGTCCGTCCCGACAAGCTGGAAGATCGACTCCTTCCCGCCGGCGGAGTGCGTGACGATCTGCATCTCCGAGTCGGACGGCTTCCCCTTGACCATCTCGGCCGGGAATTCCGAGATGAACTTGTTGCCCTGGTCGTCGATGCTGTCCCACAAGACCTTCCGGGCCTGGGCCAGCGTCGGATATGCGTAGTAATAGACCGCCGGGATCTCCAACATCTCCTGGATCATCATCGCCAGGAACGTGCGGTCCTTCCCCGCGCGCCGGTGCCAGAGGGCCAGGAGGTATCGGAACCCCGCCTGGTTCGCCCAAAACACCTCCGCCTGGTAACTACGGGGCTGGAACCGGGCCGGGACCCGTACCTTTCGCGCCGAGAGCAAGGTTGACCACCTCGAATACGATTGCGCCGTTGTTCGGGCCGCTGATCTCGTGCCGGGAGTACCCGCGGTCCTTCGCCCTGGCATTCAGGACGGCGATCAGCCCGATCGGGTTCCCCTTCTTCGCGCCGGTCCCCACGAGGATCAGCTGCGACTCGAGGTTGTCTTTCACGTCCTCGAGGGCGTCGTCGATCGCCAGCGAGAATTCCTTGTCCGCTTCCCGCCAGGCGTAGTAGGTGCGGCGGTTGATCCCCACGGCCTTGCTGGCCGCGGCGACGTTCCCGTACTTCTCGAGGTACTCCTCAAGAAACCGCCGCTTGTTCTCCGCTGTCGTTTCCGGCGTCGTTGCCATTGACCCTCTCTGCCTTCTTCTCGGTGAACTTCTCCCACCGGGACACGATCACGTCGCAATACCGGGGGTCGAGTTCGACCATCCGGCAGACGCGGCCTTCCGCCTCGCAGGCGATCAGCGTCGTTCCGCTGCCGCCGAACGTATCGAGCACCAGGTCGCCCTTCCGGCTGCTGTTGTGGAGCGCCCGGGACACGAGCGCGACGGGCTTCATCGTCGGGTGTTCCTCGGATCGCTTCGGACGGGGAACCTCCCAAACGGTGTCCTGCGTACGATCCGCCCACCAGCGGTGCGCGGCGCCCGGCTTCCACCCGTAGAGGATCGGCTCGTGGCGCCAGTGGTAATCCTGCCGGCCCATGACGAACGAATCCTTGATCCAGACAAGGCACTGCTTCAGGAGCCAGCCGGCGTCGGTCATCGCCCCCCGGAAATTGAAGCCCTCGGTGTCGGCGTGGCAAACGTAGATCGGGGCGCCCGTCTTTGCGTTGCTGATCAGCACCTGGAAGGCCGCCAAGAGGAACGCCCGGAAGTCCCGCGCGCTCATCGCGTCGTTGGAGATCTTCAGCGACTCGGAGGTCTTGCCGGTGTAGTCGACGTTGTACGGCGGATCCGTGAACACCAGGTCCGCCCGCTGGCCGTCCATCAGCCTCGCCACGTCCCGCAGGCTCGTCGCGTCGCCGCAGAGCAGCCGGTGCGCCCCCAGGACGTAGACGTCCCCGGGTTGCGTGACGGCCGCAATAGGGAGGGGCGGGGCGTCGTCCGCGGGGCCGGCGCCCCCGGTCCCTGACTCGGAAGCGAAGAGTCGCCCGAGTTCCTTGTCGCCGAACCCGGTGAGGTCCAGCGAGAATTGCGCGGCCTGCAGATCCCGGATCTCGAGGAGCAGCTTGTCCAGATCCCACTCGGCGTTTTCGCTCGAGCGGTTGTCCATCAACCGGTACGCCTTGCACTGCGCCGGCGTCAGGTGGTCGGCCACGTGGACCGGAACCTCGGTCAGCCCGAGCTTGCGGGCCGCCTTGAGGCGCGTGTCGCCCACGACCACGACCATTTCCCGGTCGACCACGATCGGCTGCTGCCAGCCGTACTCCTTGATCGAACCCGCGACCGCCGCGACCGCTTCGTCGTTCTTGCGCGGGTTGTTCGGGTACGGGGTGACCTGGTCGATCGGAACGACCTGGATCTTCATTTGGCGACCGCCGATCCGTATTTGGCAGACAGAGCGGCCTTCTCTTCCTCCGTCATATTCGCAAGGGTTCGCACAGGAGCGGGGATTCTGTTCACGTCAAATGCGTCGTTTATCATCGCGGCGATGGCGTAGGCCGGATTGTAGTGGGTGCTTTTCGAGCAGAGCGTAACCATGCTCGTTCTTCCGGCTCCATGCTTATTCCCCGTTCCTTTTCCGGGTCGGTCCACTTTCACAACCCCGAGAACGGGAAACCCCTCAAACCTGTCCTCGGCGGCCGAGGGGCAACGGCCACCCACAACGGGGGTCGGAGGCCGTATCCTTCCCGTCGCGACACGGCGTAAGTCCATAATCTCTTTCTTCGGACTCGACCACGGCTTCGCCATTGCGCCCCCCCCCTCAAAATGCGAAAGGCCCGGGGGTCGTCCCCCCAGGCCCTTCGACAACTTCCACCATTGCGCCGAAAATACAGATTCGCTCTTACGGTGTCAAGATGTTTTTTTCGCACCAGGCGGGGCGGGGCGCGGGCCGCGGGGTTTTTTCGCAAGGGCAAATTCTGGCATGGCACTTTTCGTCCTTCGGGGGGTTCAGCAGCAGGCCACGGCTGCAGAGCGCCCGGACGAAATGCGCGCGCGCGCTCCTGGCCCGGGGCCGGTCTCCGCCGCGGAACTCATCGAAGGGGATCCTGAGGACGTACAGGCGCCGGAGGTATCCCCGGCCGTCGTACCGGTCGAAGAGCATCTTGATCGTGAGCGCGATCGCGTGGGCGTCCGAAGGCGCCGGGGCGGGGGAGTGCGTCCCCCACCCGAGCGTCGACGGATCGATCGCGGTTGCCTTCGGAGCCTCGATCGCCTCGAGGACCCGGAGCATGGACTTTACGGCAGCACCAGGCGACGCATACATCAGCCCAGGGGAAAGCGCCAGTTCCCCACGCCAGATCCGATCGGAGCATCGAAGGCGTCGAACACCCCGCCCCCCACGGTCTGCGACGTCAGGTCGACCATCACCTGGCCGGACTTGTTCACGCCCGTCACGCGCTGTACGACCGCCGGGCGCCACTGCCCCGCCCGCGGGGAGTACTCCACGGCCGCGCCGCGGACCGCCTGCTCGGATCCAGGGTCGACGGTCCCGATCACGACGCCGCGAAGCACGTCGTTCGGGGAGTCGCTGGCGGGCATCGTGGGAGGTTCGGCCGGCCCGGACGGATCCGGAGGAGCGTTGTCGGGGGGAACGCCGGGCGCTTCCGGCTCGGGCGTCACGTCCTCGGGACCGAGCGCCTCCTGGTCGGCAAGGTTCTCCTTGGCCACCTCCCCCAGGTACGCGTCCTTTGCCTCGCCCTCAGATCCCTCCGCCGGTATCGGCAACAGGGGGTCGGGGAATTCCGGCGGTGTGATGTTCAGCTTCTCGCTCTCGTCCTTCATGGCTTCCCTCCTTCAGGGGTTTGGGGACCTTCCCGGTCCCGTTGCAGCCGTGGCACTTCGAGGTCCGCATCGGCATCTCCTGGTCGAACAACACCTCGACCCTCGAGAAGTCGACAGTCTCGATCGTGCCTCTTCCCAGGCACCGGATACAAGGCTCAAGATCCCGGAGCACGGGGCGCCTCGAACACTACCATCGATTGAACGTACCCGATCGAAGGCGCGCGGCCAGTGATCAGCGACGGCGCCACGAACAAGGTCACCCCGCCGATCGGCAGATACCCGGCCTCCATGTGCGCCGCGATCACCTTCTCGAACTGCTCCTGGCCGACTTCCTTGATCACGATGTACGGCTTACGCTCTGGCACAGGCCCGCCTCCTCTCCCGGATCTTATCGAGCGCCACGAGGAATTCATGGACGCTCGAAGCCACGATCGTTTCCTTCCCACAGGCCCGGTAGACCTTGCCCCACTCCGCCTGCGCCGGCTCGAGGCCCTCGCCCGGCATCTTGCACTCGACCATCGCCGAGCAGCCGGCGTCCAGGATGTACACCTCGAGGTCCCACGTCCCGGCGGTGTGCAGCATCATCCAGCGGCCCGATGCGCCCTTCGTCTTGCCCACCGGGTTCCGTTCGCATCGAAGGTGGAGCCGCCGGCACATCTCCCGGATCGGCTCCATCACCTCCGACGTTTCCCGGTTCTTGAACGACCCGTCCTTGCGCTGCTCCCGCGCCCATGGCAGGCGCTCGAAGCGTGTCACCCCTTCATCCCCGCATTGAGAGGCAGCGCGGGCTGCTCCGCGCCAAGCTCCGCGATGAACCCGCCCTTCTGATCGTCGGTCAGGGCGTCGATCTGCGCCTTCGTTTCGGGGTCAGGGATCTCCGCGTGGCAAACGATCCGCGCGTATTGCTGCGCCCCGTCCTTCCCCTCCCGGATCCGGTACGACACGTCCCGAACGAACATCTTGATTCTCGCCATGCGGTCCCTCCTTCGGGGTGGATGCTGGTTCAGTGCTTCCCGGGCGTACCGAAGAACGCCTGGGCGGTCCGGAAAACCTCGTTGGCGGTCAGGCCCGCGCCGAGTAGCTGCGTGGCCAGGTCCTCGTTGGGAATCGGGCGGGAAATGTGGAGGAGGAAGATCGGGGTGACCGCCTCGCTTTTTTCCGTTGTGAGATTCAGGGCGCGAATGATCGGCGGTATCGCTGTTCTATTTTTCCCATCCCCTGCGCCGTTTCCTGGGGTGGGTGGTGGTGCGTCGGGGTCGTGCCTCCTGCAGTACCATCGGCCGTCGCC